CCCAAAGCCAAAACGGTTGCAAAAAAGAAAACCGCAGCCAAGAAGGCTGCTTAGCCGAAGAGGTAAGTTACCTATGAGAGCGTGGGTAACTCCTCGCTCTCATTCAATATCAGGGGAATTAGGTGGAAGACAAAAACTATTATGAAACCCTCGGGGTAAATAAAGACGCTTCTCAATCAGACATTAAAAAAGCGTGGAGGAAAAAAGCATCAGCGGCTCACCCTGACAAAGGTGCAGATGGCTCTGAGTTCAAAGCTTTGGCTATTGCCTATAAAATTTTGTCCGACCCAGATAAGCGGGAACGCTACGATAAAGGCAAGGCCACTGATCGACCGACCGAGATTCAAGAGTTGATGCAACTGTTTTCCGTCGTGCTGCATAAAAACGTTGATAACATAGAAACCGTCGACCTTGTAGACACTGTTAGGCAACAAATAAAGTCGGCTATCTCAGAACACACAAAAAATATGGCCAAACAAGAGCGGGAAGTGGCTAAATTGAGAAAGGCTGTTGGCCGCACCAAATCGAAAGATAATTTGCTGGAATCAGTCATTGAAGCAGAGATACGCTGGGGAGAACAAACTATCTCTGCAATTAAAGAAAAACTGGACGGTGCAAATAAAATGTTGGTAATTATGGAAGATTGGAGTTATAGAGTGGATGAGATAAACCAACTTTTTTCTTTTAGCCAAATCGGATCCACGTCTACGTCAACCTTTTATTGATCCCCTGGGTAAGTCATCTTACCCGTTTGCCGGAAAGTGACCCTTTCCGGCACTTTTTGACACAACTGCTACCACCCCTTATACTTCCCTTTTTGATTAATCATACAGCAAACTTATGTCCAGACAGTTCGAGGACGATTTAAACGACGTGCCAGACGATCCTTATAGCGGCCCTCCAGAAGAAGATTATTCTGACGAACTGGCTTACGATCCGGAAGGCATGGACATAGATATCCGCAAAGAAATTATGGCCACTATGTCGGTCTTAAGGAATCAGCGTAAACACTTATTCAATGCCCAGGGCCTGCCGAAGAAAGGGGTAGATTTCCGCGATATAAAAAGTTATATGGCGTCTACAACCCAGGTGTTGACCATGTTGCAAAAATTTGAAGAGGCGTTGAAGACCGATGCGGATTTGAGGAAAATAGAAACCGCCATTTCTATGGCCCTGGAAGATTCCCCATGTCCCGAGTTTGCAGAACATCTGAAGAGGTATTTGAGCGATGAGCCGGCCGAAGCTTTACAAGATTAGCGGTAAGGAGTACTCACTGTCAGATTTGGCGGTCATCAATGGTGTCAGTCGACAGGCGATGTCAGCCCGCGTGTTAAAGATAACTAAAACGGTAAAGGACAATCTTGCTAAAGAAGGGCTATCAGAAGACAGCGAAGAGGGAAAGCTGCGTTTGCTCAGAGCGATTAAAGGCATGCTTCTCAGCAAGTCTATGCAGGGGAAGCGCACTGACCTTACCTATCGATGAAAGGGTCCAGGTTACAGGGGTTTCTTGATCGGGTGACCACCATGGCTGACCGAGCGTCAGCCATGCGGCAGTTATCAGGGTGGATGACTCGTAACTTGAAACTTAATGGCCGCCCATACTCCTTCAAGAACCATGAGATGCAGAAGGCTATTGCATCTGACCTGCACCCCCGCAAATACGTTAAAAAATGTTCGCAGGTGGGGATAACAGAACTGGCGTTCAGGATAACAGCATCTATAGCGGCAGTGGCCAGGGCCAGAATAATTTATATATTTCCTTCGGCTAAATTTTCCCTGAAGATGTCCAATGATCGGTTTTGGCCGATCATTAATGAGTCGCCAATTTTGTACGGGATGCAGCATTCAGACTCAAAATCAGCTGAGATGCGTAAGTTGGGGAACTCAACCGTGTATTTCAGTGGGGCGTCTGGTACCACCCAGGCTATCTCTATACCGGCTACCCACTTAATTACTGACGAAAAAGATTTCTGTGATCCCACGATATTGGGGCAATATAATTCTCGTCTCAGGCATCAGGAAGAGGATCCTGTTACCGGGCACAAAGGAAGTAGGTTGGACTTCTCCACCCCCACTTTGCCGAATTATGGCATTTCCAGGGACTATGAAGAATCTGACCAGAAGCGGTATACCGTCAAATGTTCAAAGTGTAATACCACCCAGGCCCCTGATTACTACAATGACTTCATTGTTCCTGGGTATGACCATGAGATTGCCTTATTTGGAGTCGAACACCTTTCAAATCCAAAATACCGGATAGCGGATGCCTATGTAAAATGCCGCAAATGCGGGCATGACCTTTGGCAGGATTTACTAAACCCTGCCCAGCGTGAGTGGGTAGCCAGATACCCAGATAGGCTCATGATGTCTGGGTACGCCATTTCTCCTATCGACGTGCCTCGGTATAACTCAGTATCGTCTATATTCAGGCAATTGGCGGAATACACGGTACAAGATCACCGCAATTTCGTCCTCGGGTTGGAGTACGAGGACAAGAATAACTCATTTTTAATGTCGATATTCGACAATTATTCAGATGCAAAGTGGGTAGAATTGGCGGAGGCTAAAACGCTTACCTTGTCAGGAATCCGGATAGGAGTGGACATTGGTAAGACCTCGCATCTGGTGGTTTTTAAGCGGGTTAGCTCAAAAACCATCCACTTAATCCATGCCGCCAGACTTCATAAAGACGAAGGATTCATTTACACTCAAATTCAAGAATATATAGACGCATTCAATCCGGAAATAACAGTTATCGACGCTCAGCCTGATTTTTCCACGGCACAAGCAATTGTAAATGACAACTCCATTGGAAAGGCGTTTGGGTGCGAATACCATCGCGGGGTTAAAGGGGCCTATACTTACCTCGACCCTAATCCTGACACTGGAGTGGTAAAGGCTGATCGATCGGGGACCCTGTCTGAATTGATGAAACTGCATAACTCCGGGGGCATCCACTATCCTGTTGGCATCCACGAGGTAAACGAAGAAGTCAGGCCTCATTTAAAGGCCATAAAGAAAGTCATGAAGCCTACAGAATTCGGCGACGCCGTGTCATTTCCTAAGACCGGGGAACCTGATCACTACGGGCATGCCATGAACTATGCTTATATGGCAGACGTAATGGCATCTGATGACGGGCTGTTTCCGACTTTGATCCGGATGTCTCCTTCCGTGTCAGTAGTAAGGATAGGGCAAAACGTAAACAGTTGACTTAACACAGCAGTTGAACAACAATCTTATAAATTTTCAGGAATTTATCCGACACCGACTCCGTGGCTTCCTCACCAGAACAATCCAAAACCATATCTCTGCCGCGTAACGTCACGTCAGTGGTGAAGTCAAGAACCGCTGAGTCCAAAGTTGAGCGTGGGCAAACTATCCTCAATGAAGACCGGACTTGGCGTGTAAGAGACCCGAGGACTTTGCGGACCCAGGGCAGGGTTATTGAGGCCTTACGGATCCTTGCCAAAGAAAACGGCAATCTCTCAACCGCTCTCTTTGATATGGTTCAGATCGCCAATTCCGGATGGAAAGTGGCCGCGTTTAAACCTGGCACTACCGAATTTTCAGAAGAGGGTACCATACTGGCTAACAACATCATGGCAAGTATGGACACTTTATATGACTACACCAAAGGGTTTGGAAAGAAGCGCCCAATAGCTCAGATTGTGGAAACATTGCTCAGGGAGACAGCCATTACCGGAGGCGCTTCTATGGAATTGGCACTTGATGTTGGCCGGTATCCTGACCGGTTCCAGGTGGTAGACTATTCCACGCTGGATTGGGTATCGGACGGTAAAGGCGGAAAATATCCACAACAAGTTGGCTTTGGTGACCCCATCCCTCTTAATATTCCAACCTTCTATGCTGAATCCCTGCACCAGGAAGCGAATACGGCATATGCAACCTCTCTGTTCCGGGCATCTTTGGAAGGAGTATTTTCTTCCATGGACTTTATAGCGGACATGAAGCGGGTGCTATTCAAGGCCGGGCACTCCCGCCTAGTGGTCACCTTGGATGCAGAATCTATCGCGGCTTCAGCCCCTGAGGACATCCGAAAGGACGATAAAAAGCTGAAGGAATATTTGACTTCTGTAAAGACGGAAGTTGAAGACGCACTAAAAGACATCTCCCCTGAGGACGCTGTCGTTTCATTTGATTCAGTGAAGTTTGACACTCATGATATTGGTGGAACCAAGTCAGATTACACCCCATTGCTTACCTCTTACTCCAATATCGAGGCTACCGGGCTCAAAACACCGCCCTCTATTCTTGGCATGCGAGCAGAAGGTTCCCAGAGTCTGTCCAATTCTGAAACCTTAATATTTTTGAAGACGGCGGCATCCTTGCAAGGGCCTGTGGCCGCAGTTATGAGCCGAGCCTTGACTACTGCATGTCGGCTGTATGGCAGCGATGTTTACGTTAAATTAAAGTTCAAAGAAATAGACTTGCGGCCCCCTGCTGAATTGGAAGCATTTTATACGATGAGGGAACAGCGGATCATGCAGCGTCTGAGTTATGGTATTATTACCGATGCTGAGATGCGCTATGAACTGGATATACCTTATCGCCCCGGTGCGCCAAAACTTTCAGGCACCCGGTTTTATGATCAGCCTGTTAAACAGGACACCTCAACGACAACCGGTGGGCAGGAAAATACGCTTCAGCCTGATTCAAGTACTCCGCGTAAGGGCGGCGGCAAGAGTCAATGAGTTTGCACCGGTTTAATTTTATGGTAATTTCCGCGCATGCATAAATTCCTATCTCAAAAAGACATCTCATTATGGTTAGGAAGCGAGGCCAGTTATAACCATGTAGCAGACTGTTATGCCAAAGCCATGGCTATGATAACTGCTGGGACTGGCAATGGAATGGATGAAGATGAAGACGGCCCTGAATCCCCTATTCTGACTATCTCTGACGGAATTGGGATTATTGATATCCACGGCTCGCTGATCGCCAAATCATCCTGGTGGTCCAGGATATTCGAAATCACTTCGTATGACGACATCCGCAATGCAATAGTGGAGGCTGTCGAAAGCCCAGACGTGAGGAGAATCATGCTTGACGTTGATTCATCCGGGGGCGAAGCGAAAGGAACCGGCGAACTAGCCGATTTCATTCGGGAAGCTTCCAAATATAAAAAGATTACCACTTATGTTTCTGGTACAGCCTTCTCTGCTGCATACTGGATCCCTTCTGCCTCAAATAAAATAGTGGGGCATAAAATGGCGGAGGCTGGCTCTATCGGGGTCATCGCCGTTTTGGCCGAATATACCGAGATGTACAAGGAGGCTGGCATCAAGGTACATGTATTTCGTGGCGGAAAATACAAGGCTTTGGGCAACCCTTATGAGAAATTGTCAAAGGACGGGGAACGCATTATTCAGGAAAAAATAGACACCATGGAAGAGTTTTTTCTTGACGCCGTTGCCGATTTTCGAAGGCTTGACCGAGACACTGCGAAAGAGTCAGTGGGGGAAGGCCGAACATTTTTTGCACAAGAGGCTGTTGACAACGGTTTGATGGACGGCATAATCTCGTATGACAAGCTTTATACGGCTATGGTTAAATCGATCTCAGCAGACTCTGACACCAATAGAACTCTATTAGAGGAACTTGACATGAAGAAAAAAGTGTTGACTGAACAAGCTATCGCGGCGAAGGCTGCAGGAGCCTCAAAAGAGGAAATTGAGGCTTTGATGGCTGAAGAAGAAGTCGACGAAGGTGGAGAAGCTTCGGATGAATCTGGAACTGAACCAGAATCTCAAGCCGAAGAGCCAGCGTCTGAAGAAGAAGTCGACGAAGGCGAAGAGTCTGAAGGCGGAGAGTCTGAAGGCGGAGAGTCTGATACTTCAGCCACAGATGCAGGCCTCATTTCTTACCTAAAGGACGAAAACAAGGAACTTCGCGCCCAGGTTGACGAGTTGAAAGGCGCGGCGGCCGCTGGAGCAGACGCCCAGGCCAACGAATCAGAACTGAAAAAAGTGGTCAGTGAATACATTGGCCAGATGTGTATTGCTTTGGGGATCTCTCCGATGAATATGTCCAGCATGTCTTCCAATATGTTGTTGACCCAATATGCAGACATCCGGAGGCAGTACACTTCAGAATTTACTGTTGGGAGTTCGGCCAACGTCCAGGACAAGGACGATACCGATTCCAAGGGTGAGGGCGTTTCGCATATTCAACGGGCAGCCGCGAAAGCGAACGAAATTTAACTTTTAATCAAGAGGTAAAATCATGGGTAGCACTACTCTGACGCGCTCACTGCTTGTAGATACTTCCTTAATGGGAATTATCACCGACGCATTGGGTGATAACACCGACGAATATTCTTCCGATTATGACATCGGTAAAGGCGTCGTTCTTGCGGCAGGCTCATACGATGCAGCAGCCAAAGACGATGAGATCGAAGGAATCATCACTTCTATCGAACCAGGCACTCGCAACTCCGGCTACAGTTGGGGAGGCGTACAGACCAAAGGCAGGGCACTGGCCGTTCTCGGGGCTTCCCAGGACACTACTGCTGCAGTTGGCGACCTAGTTGTGAACGATACCCCTATTGCGGTGGGCACTGCCGGCATTATCAGGGTTTACGGTGAGGGCTCTACCGGTTTTCCGTCCGGGCCTTTTAAATTTAACTGGCGGATCATTCGTATCGTCTCCGGCACTGGTGTTGCTGGCGATACTGTACTGATCGAGCGCGTATAACTGGAGGTTCAGACATGGCGCAATTAACTGCAAAATTCAAGTTCACCGATCTGGACGGAAAGCTCCAAGAAGGGGAAATCAGCGAAGAAACCTACAAGGAGGCTTCTGACGTTAGTCTGAGCGTTTCCCAACTGTTGGCCCGCAAATACCCTACTGACGCGACCAAATACGGCAGCATCCTGTCCCAGGCATTGTCATCCAAAGGCCTCGTTTTGAAGCCGAATGCTGAACTGGGGCTGTACCCCACCAGAATGAGCGAAGTCTTTAATGGGGTTAAAACCTTCGCTGGGGCTATTACTTCGCCGGACGGGGATGGCAACACTACTCCTGCGGGTCGACTGTTTTTTCCCGAGGTTATTCTGCAAACCATCGCATCTGCCCTCCGGGAAAATAAAGGCGACTTTTTTGCCGGATACGAAAGCCTGTTGAGTGGCACTGATGCGGTCAACGCTCCGGAATTCAAACGTGCAATCATTGATGAGACAGCACCTGAGGATTCGGAATCGATGTCAACGGCACAGTTGGCTGAGCCTCCGGCAATGGTCAGCATCACCGCGGCGAATCGGACTACCCCGATTCCTAGCAAAGCCATTGGACTGGTTATTTCTGATCAGGCCATCCAGACTGCTGCGTTTGATCTGGTCAATCTGGTTATGAGCCGCCAGGCTTACGGCGAGCGTGTTCGCATGGTGAACAATAACCTGTCTGACGTTCTGAACGGGAATTCGGACCTTGGCATGTCAGCTTTGAGTGTGGCGTATGTAGACACCCTGGACGCTGCTATCGTTACAGACGGGGCCATTACCCAGAAAGCGTGGGTGCATTACTTGCGTGACAATTATGAAAAGATGACGATTACCAATATCATCTGCACGATTGACACGGCACTGGCCATCGAAAACCGTACCAACAAGCCGATCTACTCTGGCGACGATCCTCGCAGCCCGCGTATCGACACTTTGTTCAGTATCGATAATTTGGGGCTGACTCCTCCTCGCGTCTTTCTGGTCGACTCAAGCGTGGTTCCTGACGATCGTATCGTTGGCCTGGATAATAACTGGGCACTGCGGCGCGTGGTTAATGTCTCAGCTTCCTACGAAGCAATCGAGTCATTCTTAATGCGTCGTGCCAAGGCTTTTCGGGTGGATCACGGGGAATCCCTGTACCGTCTGTATGACGATGCGTTCTCGTTGATCGACTTGGCAACTACTCCGTAAGAGCACAGGTTTGGGAAGCCGTTGAAAAAGCCGGGGATTCGTCCCCGGCTTTTTCATTTGTCAATTTGTTGGTTATTGAGTACTATTTGTTGACCTTAACAACTCATTTAACTGGAGAACAGTATGGCCCTTTCAAAAGCAAGCAAGCAGAAGGCAGAAACCGCCGTCGACCTTGACGACATCGCTGAAGAAGTCGAAGTGAATGAACCAGAAGCTCAAGAGGCTACTGAAGAAGTCAAAGTCGCGCCAGTCGAAGAGCCGAAGAAAGAGGCTGCTGAGACGGTGGAGACTGTCGCTAAAGAGCCAGAAGGCACTCCTCACTTGGTACTGCTGAAAGGCACCAGCCAGATTAATGATCCAGGCACCGGGGTTACTTTGATTAAAGGGCAGTGGGTAACCGTCCCTTATCTGTCTAAATGGGTTAAACGCCAGGGTGACGTTTATAACTATTTGGACTACAAGCCGATTAAAGATTGATGACTGTCGACTTTCTAGGCCTTACAGATACCGATGAAGTCAGGGCCTCTCTGGGCGTTGACGATACAGATATTCCGGATACGCTGATCACCAACCGGCGTCCGGAAGAAGATCTGGACATCGACCTGTTAACCTGGCTCCCTACCTATGCGACTATAATATCGGAAGGCAATGGCGCTTCACCGACAGATGCGCAGACGTTGAAGTATAAATTACTTAAACTGTATGCCAAATACTTCATCTCTGCCCTGATCGCCTCAACCGCCATTACTGCTATTCTGCAAAAAGAGTCGGATGGGTCCAACGAGGGGGCCAGGTTTAACGATGCAAAAGCCTTGCGTGAGTTGAAGACAAGTGCCGAAGGATATGCCGCAAACGCCAAATCAAAGCTTGAACAACTGGTGAGTCCAGCGGAATCCACCACCTATTCTCAGTTTGGCACTGTCTCCCCATCCTATGACCCGGTAACAAATGAATAATGGACCTTCGCCGGGTAGCTGCAAAATTTGAGCATACTGAGTTTGAGGGGTACGACGAAGATACTCAAACTTGGGATACAGAAGCGCTCACCGGTAAAGTTTTCCCAGTAGATAGGTTTCTATCCAACTTCCATAGGCCGACTCGCCGCCGCATGCTGGGCTTGGCTCCTGGGACTGTCTTGCCTGACTCCAGCACTATAAAAGTGCCTGAGACTGGAGAGATATTTATGATAGGGGAGGTCAGGCAGGATGCCAGAAATGGGGCTGCCTATGACTCTGTGGGTATCCTCCATCGCGCTGAAACCACTTGTACTGTCAATCGAAAAGCGCCGGCAGGCCCCACTGATAACCCAGGCCACCTGGTAAACTCAGAAATTGGCCATCATTACGTTGACATTGAATTACGTGCTCTCCAGGAACAAGAGGAGGCAGAAGAGGAATTTGAAGGGCATTATTTTATCGTACTGCCTCCGCATGCCGACATAGAAGAATGGGACCAGATCACTATAAGTTCTGATAATTACTTTATAAAGTCTTCTTATATAGATAGCGGTTTCAAATTCGCTCGTGCGGATAAACGGGAAGACCCAAGAGTAGACTTCACATACCATCGCCGGGAAGATACGTCTGCATACAACGCTTCTACGGGAGTAGTTACTGACGGCCTGGTAGGTTATGATGTCACCGGGTTCTCCATGCGGGAGGGGATTTTGAAGACTGACTTCTCCCTACCTAAACAGGCTGATATTACAATTATAGTAAGACAGGACCATATTGGATTTGCTCCGGTTTCAGAGGATGAGTTTACTTGGAAGTCGGTGAAATACCGGGTAAGCAGGGTAGAGTTGGATTTTCTGCAACAGCAGTATAAAATTCATGGCACCTTATGAGCAAGAATTCAAATTACGCCAAGAAGTTAACCAACATGTTGGGAAAGCTTCCATCAGAGGCCGTTAAAGCAACAGGCCGGGGCGTGTATCTGTCTGTCCTGCAGAACACCAGGCAGGACTCAGGGCAGGCGGCGTATAACTGGAAAACCAGCCTCAATACTACACAGCAGCGTCGGTATAGTCACATTTATGGCCAAGGGCCGGTAGGGTATAAAGGCGAAAAGCGCAGTTCAAGAGGGATGACAGATATCGTCATCGACGATCGGTATAAAACGTTTGATGATAAACTGCACTTCAATAAAAATGTCAGATTCGTCTTAATTTACAATCCTTTGGAAGACCCCGACCATGCAAGCAATGCTGAGTTGGAGTTGGCCATTGGGCTATCTACCGGGCAGGATTGGATGGACTCTTTAGCGGAGAGGGCGGCAAATGCCAACTTACGACTCAGCCGCTAGGATCATAGAGGATTTCTTGGATTCAAATTGGACGTTCTCTAAAGTCGCGTTTGAGAACGTGGCCGCTATAGATTATTCAGATGCTGACCGAAAAGCTTTGTCGCAGGGGGAAGATCCGTTTATTGCTGTTAAAATAATCTACGGCCCTTCCGCCGCCGCCGAAACCGGGCAGAATGCAATTAAGCGTACCTGGGGCAATCTAGCCGTCGATTTCTACACCAAAGAGAACAAAGGAACCAGCATTAATCAGACCAACATTGACAACCTATCGAATCTGTTTGAATATAAGACGATCAGTGATATCGTGTTCAGGGACATAACAGTTATGAGATCGGTGCCCATGGAAGGCTGGTTTATCACTCCAATTTTAGTAAGGTTTTATTTTAACCGATAGAGGAATGAACTAATGGCCTTCGCAGATACCGCCAATTACTCACTTGCTTATGCACCTGAAACTACTTTTGATACCCCTCCGACCACCGGATATCGCCTTCTGAGAAATACTGGCGAAGGGTTAAATGTAAACATCGAATCCGCCCAATCCGACGAAATCGACTCCGACGCCCAGTATACCGGTACCGTACAAGTGTCCGGCAGCTCTGCCGGGCCGGTCAATTTCCAACTCTCTTATGCTGAATATGACGACTTCCTGGAGGCCGTGCTACGGTCGGCCGATTGGGATGCTGGGTACAGCGATTCCGCTACTGACGTAGCCTCTCGGGTATTCACCGGACTGACAGACACAACAGGCTTGCTGCCGGGAATGATTGTTAAGGTCACTGGACTGACCGCATCCGCTGAAGACGGCGTTTTTACCATTGAAACCGTTAACTCCGGCACATCCTTTACCGTGGTAGAATCATTGACTGATGAAGCGAGTGGCACCATTACCGTCACAAACTCAGGCTACATCATGAACGGCACTACTCAACGGTCGTTTAGTTTCGAGAAAAATTTCATCGTAGATGGGAGTGACAACTTCTTTCTGATGTCAGGTATGAGGGCGGCCTCCATGTCCATGGCTATGTCCACCGGATCCATTGTCAGTGGCTCATTTAATTTTCAAGGAGCCACAGGACAAGCGTCAGCCTCTTCCCAAGAAGCCAGCTCATACTCGGCGGCCAACACCAACGAGTTGATGAACGCAGTATCTAACATCAATGGAATGTCCATGTACGCCGTTGATGTGAGTGGAAACTATACGGCCATTTCAGCCACCTTCCAGGAATTGTCTTTGTCTATAGACAACTCTATGCGTGATCAATCTGGTATCGGCAACTTGTTCCCGGCTGGTATCGGTGCTGGGCGTATAAAGGTAGAAGCAAACGCCACTTTATACTTTGCTGACCGTGACCTATTTGACCAATTTATTGTCAACGGCTCAGTGCAGATTCGCTTCCAAATAACCGACGCCGAAGACAACTACGGACACCGGTATGGATTCGTATTCCCTGAGATGAAGATAGCAAGCCATGAAGTTGTGGCATCCGGACCTGATTCTGATGTAATGGCATCGGTTCAATTTACGGCGCAAAAGGATGTTCGTTCTGGTACCAGTAAATCTATTATCGTGTCAAAGATAGACGCGGTATAATAAACTTTCTCGTGGGTTGAAGTAGGCTAACCCCGGATAACTTCTTGCAGTTATCCGGGGTTTCTTTTATATTTTACTTCTTTACACAATCATTTGGAGAAACCACAATGGCATTTGACGTTTCCAAAGGCAAGCGAGATCGCTCAAAAGAAGTTGAGGGCGCATGGTTGCACCTAGACAAAGAAACAAAATTCCTGGTGGCCAGAGCAAACAACCCTGAATATAAGGCGTTCATTGCCAAGAATTACCGGGAAAATGAGTCATTAATTAATAGCCCGGTGCATACAGATGAGGCCGACAAAGTGGCTGATTCTGCTATGTTAGAGGCTACTGCCACTTTCATCCTAAAGGGGTGGGAAGGAGTTACCGACGCGGGCAAGGCAGTAAAATACACCCCCGCCTTGGCGATAAAAATGCTGGAAGAGCATGATGATATTCGCCAGCTTATAGAGGATTTCTCAAAGAACCGCTCCAACTACATCGACAAGCAGGATAAGAAGGACGCTGAAAAGTTGGGGGAATAGTAAGCTGGAACATTCAGTGGGGTGGAGAGAAGGAATTCAAAACCCTGCTGACGCACTATAAAAATACGGGCCAACTTCCTCCAGCCCTACAATACCGGCCACTTCCTACCCCTTCGCTGGAAATATATCTGGACGCTTTCTATGCGCTGTCAGCAGGAAGGCAGAATACCGACCACGTTATAAACCCGATCACGTTTTCCGACACAATGGCTTATTGCGATTGTGTAGGTGAGTTCAATAGATATGAACGATTACGATACTGGAAGCTTATCAATGCCTGTGACATGAAGTTTATTGAAGCGATGATTGACAAACGTAGCATAGAGGCAGCCAGAGCAGCAGCTAAAGCAAAGGCCAAGCAGAAGCTAAAACCTAGATAATCCAGTAACAATCATTTACACTCAATCTTATTTGACTTAGAGGTCAGACCCCGCCGTGTCCTTCGAAATAGGCCTTTCAACTGCCCAGGCCAGGGCTGAAGTAGACTCTCTTAATGCCAAGATTATAGGATTGGGCCGCACGGCAGATGGGGCGTCTGCAAAATTGAGGGGGTCTATTGGTTCTATGGGGGGGGCCAATGAGCTTCGAAACATTCAAGCTGCCATAACTGGCTTGAATGCTAATCTGACCAACATGAATTCCCAGTGGACGGACACGTACACCGCTGCGAGCAAAAATACCAAAAATCTAAGTGCGGCCGTACAAAATAAGACCAGAGTAATAAATACCGGCAGAAAAGCCAATGATGCTTATGGCGACTCGCTTCTTACTGTTTCCCAGAAAGCAGCTGTACTTCGTTCAAGTATGTTGGCGATGGGTACCCACGTCGGCATCTTTACTGCCAGAACCCTGTTAGCGGCTACGGCTGCCTACGGCTTTACAAAAGCTGTCAAAGGGGTAATTACCGTAGGGGCGTCATATACTCAGTCTTTGGCTGAAACCTCGGCCATCATAGGGGTCAATCGATCAGAATTAGAAGGCCTGTCAAACAGCATGCTGGAATTGGCAGAAATTACCAAATTCACAACTACTGAGGTCTCCCAGGCCGCTACAGTGTTGTCTAAAACTGGCTTGAAGACTGAAGCCGTTGCCGCAGCCCTACCTCCAGTATTGAATCTCGCGGCTATTGGAAGCATGGATATGGCTCAAGCCGCAGACATAGCCGCCAATTCAATGTTCGGGTTCAGGCTGCAAGCCACTGACCTTGAACAAGTTGTAGATGAGCTGGCATTTGTTGCCACCAACAGTAACACCTCAGTTAGGCAGTTGGGTATGGCTATGTCGTATGCTGCCCCGGTTGCTGCTGCCGCTAATGCCGAATTCGCGGATGTCGTCGCTATGATGGGGGTTATGGCTGACTCAGGTATCAAAGCCAGCAGGGCTGGAACAACGCTTCGTCGGGCCTATGTGAATCTTCTCGACCCTACTCCTAAAGTGGCAGAGGTTTTAAAAGACCTCGGCGTTCAAGTTCGGGACTCTGCCGGCGAGATGCGCGGCATGGTAGACATCATGGCTGACTTTGCAAAAGCCGGAGGTAGTGCCCAGGACTTGACCAGGATATTCGGAGTCCGGGCGGCCCCAGGTATGATAGCAATATGGAAAGACGTAGCAGCCGGCATTGCGGGGGCGGATTCTAAATTGAAAGATTTGATAGACCGCATGGGAACTGAAGGCGTGGGGGCTTCAGAGCGGATGCGTAATGCCATGGAGAAAAACTTGATCGACGTTTGGAAAAAGTTTGAATCCGCTGTTTCCGTTCAGGCTACCCGTGCATTCTTTATGATAGAGGAAGGCCTTATTTCAGATATTGAGGCTATGACAGAGTTTGTCAGAACTGCCGGAGACGTTGAAATCGCTGTGGCGCAATTAAAGGCAGAGGCTGAAAGTTATTCCAGTATTGCTGATTCTATATCATCGGCAGTCGTATCAATGGAAGCCGCCGCAAATTCAGGGGAACATTTGTCAGAGTTATTGACGATGATAGGAACCGGGCTGGGATCCTTAGGGGCATATCTGCGCGATCTTGGCATTAACATGGAATACATAATGAAAGCCGCAGGCGCTAGAACAGCAGCCAACATAGACATCATGAAATTGGAGTTTAAGTCAGCGGTTATATCTATGAAGATTTGGTGGGAGGAGTTTACTGCTTTCCTGGCTGTAAATATGGCCACTGCGTTGGATACTATTAATAACGCTTATCGTAGTCTTATATTGAGCCTGGCTGATATGACTAGGTCAGCCGCTGGCATGTCCAGGGATATTGGTGCTGATAGTCTAGGCGATCAGTTGGATTTTATTTCCAA